ACAGAGAAGATCAGGAGGCCCTGATACCGTAGCTGGCGGCGTAGCTGCTCAGAGGGGAGCGCGAGGCGGGCGAGGCCGATCAGCATGGCGCTCTCCCCATAAGGGAAAACCCGTATTGACGGGCGGAATTGAGAGTGCGTGTCAGGACGCGATTAATTCGCGTACCGGGGGTATGTTTCAGTTGTGTGACGGTTGACGTTGCGCTTGGATGGTTAAATGCGTCGGGGGAGGCGCGGAAAAAATGGGAGGATACGCCATGTCGGGACACGCTCAATTTCTTGAAGATTGCCCGGATTATCGATGGAACCCGAAGACAGAGATGTTCGAGGCACATCTGTATGCCACAGGCGCGGACGGGGTTCGGGAGTACACCACCAGCTACTCGATCAGGCCGGAGGTTTATCGCGCCATCATCACCGAAATGATCGCAGCCCAGCAGGACTACTACCAGTGGCGCGAACGGCCCGATAATGTCGTTGGTTTGCGACCGGGCGGACACTAAGCTGCATCCTCCAGCTTGAGGAGGATGGCCGCTTTCACAGCCCCATTCGTCGCTTCCTGTATTGCCAGCGCCGTATCACGCGAAGGCATGGACCCATTCATGATGCGCCATAGCTGCATCCGTGATATGCCCACCGTGGCGGCAAAAGCCTCCCGAGTGGTCTCCTTGGCGTCAAGCCAGCTTTCGATGGGGTGTGTCATGAAACGCATCATAACACCCGGCGTTACGGGGTCAAGAACTTTTCGTAACGCCCGGTGCTATTACCCATTGTAACACGTTGGGTTACAAGTAGATTATGAGCAAAGACGACACCCCTCCCGGCCATTACATCAAGCAATGGCGGCAGAATGCAGGGCTATCCCTCGCCAAGCTTGCTGCCCGTATGGAGACAGAGCCAGGTGTCGAACTCATCAGCGCAATGAGCCTGTCCCGCATTGAAAGGGGACTCCAGCCTTACAGCGAGCCAATCCTTGAGGCGCTGGCCATTGCCCTTGCCGTCCCTAAGTGGGCGCTCATCTCGGTCAATCCTGAAGTGGATGGCGATGTTGTCGATCTGGTCGGCTACATGCGCTCTCTGAAGCGGGATCAACGCGAGCGGTCGCTCAAGCTGATACGGGCCGCAAACGAATAACGCCCAGCGTTACAAAAAGTAGTTGACGTCATAACGTCAGGTGTTACAGTCCTCTTATCGAACAAGAGGACGACACCAATGGCATTCGACAGCACAGACTATTTCCGCACAGAGCCTGCAAAGGTCTATGACAAGGACAATCCCCCAGCCCGCATGAGCGAAGCTATCCGCATGGCGGTGGCTGATGTTGAGGCGCAGGAGCGGGCCGGAATTGAATACGACTGGTTCGATTGCGCAACCTGCACAGCAGGCGCTGTCGTTCGCCACCTTGGCGGAAAACGCTGGGACGACTTCGGCCCCAAATGGGAAGCACTCTTTGAGTGCCTGTCCTTCATTAGCATGTCCTGGGGGGGGTACAGCCTAGACGGGGATATATTTTCCGGTAACGAGCGTGAGTTTTGGGACGACGCCGGATTTGGCCAGGTGCCCAAAAACGTCCTCGTCACGATGACTCCGTACGGCGCCAACCCCGCCGCCTTCAAGCGTGACATGCTCAATCTGGCTGACCGCCTCGAAGCGGAGGGCTCCTGAGCCCCCCCTCCCCCACTTATCGAACAAGAGGACGACACCAATGGCAAACCACATCTCATTTGACATCAGCCCGTACGAGTCTGACCTGATCGTGCAAATCTTGGATCGCTGCCCTGCGCGGCTCATCTTTGTTGATCGCATGAGCCTGCACATGGATTTGTGCGCGACACACGCCAACGGAAACCCAATGGACTTCGCTCGCCTGCTTGCGGCCGATGATTTCAATTTCGCACACGACATCGCGGGCATCCAGAACCACCTGAACCGCAACACTGGAAAGCTGGAGAACTTTTTCTCCCCGCGCTTTTCCGCTCGCGCCAAGAAGTCGGAGGCAGCCTAATGCTCACCTCAGCTTACGACCAAAGACAGAGCCACCATCGCAAAGAGATGAGCCAGCAAGAGCGGTTCAATGAGATTGCCGGGCCAGACCTGCGCATGTCCGTCGAGGGCCTGTTTGACTGGTTCAGCCGTCAAGAGCGCCTGCCAGAGCTTTACCCTCACCTGCAAGCCCTTTTCGAGGACATCGCTGTTGTCCCGATGGACGACCCCAACTGTGAACTGGAGCCAGACGCATGGGGGATCGTCAAGGTCTACAAAATGGCTTGGGCAAAGGCCGAGGAATACGAACGGAAGGGAGAGGCGGCATGAGCATTTTCGGCTTAACAGAGTTTTCAATCAAGACCAGATTCCAGGAATACCCTGAACCGATTTCTGAGGCGCCCGAAGCCATGCCGCAGGCGCACTATGATGCGATTGCCAAGAAGGGCTTTATGTGGCCGGTTGGGTCTCAGACGATCCCCGGTGCCGCGCACGATAAAAGCGACCACGACTTCCTTGTCCTGACAAAGGATCGCATTCCAGAGGTGTTCTCAGAACTCGGTTACGACTTGCTGTCTGGCGGTCGCCACTACGAGCCATCCGAAGGCAAATTCAATAGCTGGATCAAGGATGGTGTGAACTTTGTCGCCACCGACGAGGAGTATTTTGCCAAAAAATTCCTTGCTGCGAACGCTGTAGCTCAGCGCCTGTCACTCATCAAGAAGGCGGACAGGATCGCGCTGTTTCAGGCGGTTCTTTATGGGCACATTCAAGCGGAGGCTGACCAATGACCTTCCCCCTCTCCCACCACATATCCAGGCACCCGATGCGCTGCAAAATCCAGTCACGGGCAATAGAGGGAGCCTTCGCAGCCGAGCGCCTGGCTGATGTGAAGCAAGCCCACTTCGCAGAGCTGGCTGACTATCAGGAGATCGAACGGATCTACTGGGAAGCAGGGCCGAACCTGAGAGCCGTCATCCATGACCATTGGGTGCAGGCCAAAGCAATCGCAAGCAAGCGGTTCAGGGATTATCGCGCGGCTGTGGCTGCGGAACACATCGCAATTGAGATCGAGAGGAAAGCGGCATGATTCCGTATGTTTTGGGAGTTCTTACGTGGGTGATAACCCTCAGCGCGATGATGCTGTTTGCGCACTTCGGCTTAGTTCCGCGTGATGATGTTTTGGCTTGCACTGCGATGGCTCTTGCTGTCGCGGCAACCATACGCGGTTTTCAGCGGGAGTTTAAGCACAATGACTAACACAGATACAGTTGAGAGACTGAGAGAGTTGAACGCGGACTACCTGTACGCAGTTCAGATGCACCGCGACAATCCGGGTGACACTTCAAAAGCGCATCTGGATCGTGCCTGCGACAGGCTGAGGAAGGCGTTTTTCGAAAACTCGGACGCACTACTGGATGCTGTGGAGGCGCTGGAGAGTGTCCGAGCACTAATTGCTGAAGGTGTCGCCGAGGGATTTAATCCGCACGCTGGCGACTGGGCCGAGCGACTGTTTGACTCACAGGCTGATACGCGTCGGGCCCTCGCCAAGCTGAAGGGAGAAGGCTGATGTCACCCGCCAACCTCACCAGCACAAGCAAGCATCCCCTGGCATGTCCTATCTGCGCTGCCCCGTTCAACACACCGCTCGGCCGCAAGATTCACTGCAAGGACAAGCACGGAGTCACCCTGCTTATTTCGGAGCATGACCACGCAAAGTGCGACGCGTTTCACGAGAAAGGGGCAAGCAATGGGTGATTTAGGCGACTATTGGCGCGAGCACAGAGAATACAAGCGTGCCTTGCGCATGTTCTGGCCGGAGTGTCCGACATGCGCCGTCACCTACGGGACGGGCACGAAGACCCCGCCCGGAGAGGCTTGCCACAATTGCGGATGGATCGCCCCCGGTGAACGAGGATCAGACAAGGCTCGCGCCAAAGCGCACCTGTCAGCGCAGTACGAAGACGAGCAGGAGCGCGCCGCCCGAAAGGCTGAGAAACGCGCCCGCCTGATGGCGCTTCGGACATGCAGGGCTTGCGGGCGACAGTTCAAGACTGAGCGGGCACGGATAAACCACGAAAGAGATGCACACAAAGGAATGAATAATGGCTGATAATTGGGACACTGCAATCAATGAATTGCTGGACGATTTCTTCAAGGCGGAGGCCGAAAGCAATGGCCTGAAAGCTTCCGCATCTGAGATCTCCAAACAGAAGAAAGAGGCGGATCAACGGGCGGACGCGGCGCGGGAGCAGCTCTCCAAAATGCTCACCGAGGCGGGCGTTACAACCGAGAACCACCCTCGCGCGCAGATCACCCTAGCATCTGGACGTGTCACGCTTCAGGCGGCCCCTGATGCAGATGTGGACAGTCTACCAATCGACATGGTGCGGATCAAGAAGGAGCCGGACAAGGCGGCCATCCAGACCGCGCTGGCTGCCGGGCAGAAGGTTGCCGGCTACTCGCTGGCGCAAAGCGCGCCATCCCTGCGGATCAAGCCTGTGAAGGAGAAAATCAATGGCTGATGGCAATCTTATTACCACTCACGACCGCGCGGTTGCGCTGGGCCCGACCTATGAGCAAGTCAAGGAAATGGCGCACTATTTCGCGCGGTCCGGAATGTTCGGCGTGAAGACTCCGGAGCAAGCCTTCTCCCTGCTGATGATCGCGCAATCTGAAGGGCTCCACCCCGCCCGCGCCATGCAGGAATATCACGTCATCCAAAACCGCCCCACCCTGAAGGCTGAGGCCATGCTGGGGCGCTTTCAGCAAGCAGGCGGTAAAGTAAAATGGGTCAAGCATGAGAATGATGAGGTGATCGCAGAGTTCACGCATGATGCCAGCGGCACAACGGAAGTGTCGTGGAACATGGATCGCGCCAAACAGGCAGGAATTACTGGCAATGGGACATGGGGCAAATATCCCCGACAAATGCTCCGCGCTCGCGTGATTTCTGAAGGTGTGCGTCTATCCTACCCCGCTTGCATCGTCGGGTTCTATGCTCCGGAGGAACTGGCTGCGGATGACCCGTTGCCACCACCCGTGACGCCTGCCCAACCGGAGGCTAGCCGGTCGGACTCTCTCATTGAGCAAATCAATGCCTGCGAGACGATGAACGATCTTGAACAGTTGGCCATGCAGAAGACGAGCGACATCATCGCCATGCCAGAAAAGGACCGCACGGCAACGCAGCAAGCCATCGCAAGCAAACGGCAGGACCTCGGTAATGTGCCGAAGGACGCCGAGTTCACAGAGCGTGATCCAGAGGCGGACAAGGCCTTCATTGGGAAGTTCTGCGAGTTCGTGGCGGACCGCCCGAACAAGACGGCGCTGGATGCTCTCTGGACCAAGTACAAGGAGCGGCTAGCGAGTATTCAGGCAGCTGATCCGGCGCTTTATGATGAGGCAGTCAAGGCGGATGCGCTCAAGCAGGAAGAGTTCCAGGCTGCGGAGATTGCCGCGGAATGAGCAAGCGGACGGTCTACCTGAAGCGGCCTGATGATCGGGTCATGCTGGTGCCAACGGATCGCAAGAGTGAAGACTTGATCAAAGCGCTTCGCCCCGGTCGCATCGTCATGATCCGTTCGCACGCCGCGCGTAATGGCAAGCACCATCGTTTGCTGTGGGCTGTCGCAGGACTAATCGCCGAGAACTCCGAACATTATGATGACGCAGAGCATGTCGTTGAACAGCTAAAACTGGCAACCGGCCATGTGAAGCGGGTCTGGTATGACGTGCCGGGACTCGGCCGCATACAGCAGATACGCGGGGCGAGCATCGCCTATGAATCCATGTCGCAGGAAGACTTCTCGGCATGGTTCGAGAAGGCGCTGATCTACATCCAGAGCGACATGCTGCCGGGCGTGGAGACCGAAACGATCCGCAAAGAGATAACTGAGGCGCTGGGCCTCGACTGGTGGCCCGCACAGCGCGGTATCGACCTTAAGCAGAAGGATGAAGTGGGATGAAACTGCCGGCAGGGTTAATTTGCCCCGAAGATGAGCGCGCTTGGTACGACGAGTTTATGAGCAAGCCGCTCACGGACGACGAGCATGATGCGATTGATGTTTTCCTCGATACCAGCGTATGGCCAACAAAGGACCAGACCAATGACTGATGAAGTGAAAGTGGACCAGATTGCCGCTGCCGCGAAAGACGCAGCCGAGCGCGCCGCCAAGAATGTATCCGTGGCCCCGCAGGCACTTTACGCGCCGATCTTGTTCGCGTTGCAGGACGCTTTCCCCGCCCTACAAGCAGACCTACAGGCAGATCTCCAGTTCGTCCGCCGTCTCACCATCAAGTACCACGGCCTCGGAATGGACGACCCGGCTCAATGGAGAGTCGGGCTGGAAGAGATTGCGAGTATTGTGGCGGAGGAAGGGGCAGGGCCTGATACGAGGGATGCCGCCGCCCTACAGGCAGAGAATGAGAGGCTGCGGGAGGTTTTGGGCAAAATCAATGCCATCGAGGACGCTGAGTACCCATCAGAGGACGAATACGGTTACGAGAGCTGCCACGTGGAAGGGTACAACGCCGGGCTTTCTGAATGCCGGAAGACCATCCTGTTGGCCCTAAAGGACACCCCCAATGACTGATCTTATTGCGCGTTTAGAGAAAGAAGGCGGCTCAAGGGAGTTGCTCGCCGTGGCGGTGGCCTCAATCTTTGCGCTTTCCGGGTGCGGAGAGTCGAAAACGGTCACGGTTTGCAACTGGCATCATGACCGCGAAATATATGTGGGAGGCGACATAAACATCAGCGCCGTCCGCGACGAATACGATGGATGTCGTTATATCAAAAACGGAAACCGTGGCAACATAGTGCATGACGGCCAGCCCTGCTGGGGGCCCCGCAAGTGCGAAACGATTTCTCGCGAACAATGGGAAGCCAGGCAAGCCCTCCGCGCTCTGGAGGAAGGGAAGTGAGCAGGCCGCTGACACCTTTTCAGCTCAAGAAGCGGATCGAGACATTGCTCGACCTGTGGAAAGCAGCTGGCATGGAGGTCGGCGGGCTTGTCATTGACGGTGATCGTATCGCTATACTGACCCCGGAAGGGGCGGCTAACGAACAAGACCCCTTCGAGAACTGGCAGAAGAAACGGGGCGCGGCATGAAGTACCGGACGACACACAAGAAACTCGCCAGCGGTCGGCTCAAAATATACTACTACACCGAAGCCGGGACAAGGTTCTTCGACTGCATGGATAACCCCATGTCCCAGCCGTTTCCCGCCGCCTTCCTGAAGGCTTGGCAAGAAGCCGTGGACAACGAACCAGGATCAGGCAAGCCCGAAGGCGACTGCGCGCAATTCATTGAGGACTATCTGGCCAGCGACAAGTTCCTGAGCCGTGCCGAGGCGACCCGCGCAGGCTATCAGTATGCGCTCGACATTGCCCGCAAGGAGTTCGGAGGCGCGTCTATCCCCGTCATGGAAGACAGGCGGTTCAGGGGCGCCATCATCAACTGGCAGCATGAGTGCGCCAAAGTATCCCGCAGGCAGGCTGACCTGAATGTGCAGGCGCTATCCCTTGCACTCGGTTACGCCCATGCGCGCGGCCTGATCCTGCACAATCCAGCTGCTGACCTTCCGAACCTGTACGAACGCCCTGACGACAAGCGCCCGTTTGACGAGTGGATGACAACCGCCTTCCTCGACGGCGCATCACAAACAGCATCCGACGCCTTTCTACTGGCCCGCCATACCGGACTGCGCCGGACGGATCTGGCCCGCATCACATGGCCTTCATGGAAAGGCGACTATATCGAGTGGACAACCTCCAAGGGGCGCGGGAAGCGCTTGGTCATCATTCCGCTGACACCGGACGCCCAATCCTTCCTCACGGGCCTGAAGGCGCGCTCTGGCGATGCTGTGACGCTTTTGACGGGGGATCGGGGCAGACCTGTCCAGCCGCGGCGGATTGGCGATCTGGTGAATGACCGCTGCGACCTGCTCGGGATCGACCGCACCTTGCACAATCTGCGCAACACCTACGCCACTGACTGCATCCGGGCAGGCTTCTCAGATGAGGACATTGCCGAAACGCTGGGCTGGTCCATCGATGACGTGAAAGCCATGAAGCGGGTCTATGTGGCCCGTGATGAGATCAATGCCGCGAAGATTCGGAAGCTGAGAACAGGAACGGAACAGGTTCGGAACAAACAAACCAAGACAAACCAGCCGACAAACCGGAGGAATAGCAATGGCCGCAAACTGTAGTAAGTACTGGTGCCGGCTGAGGGACTCGAACCCCCGACCCTCTGATTACAAATCAGATGCAATATCTATGAATGGTCAATATTCATTACAGATTGCACGCTTTGGCCTGACAAACCAGAGCGATTCTGGCCTCAATAGCGGCAATTGGAACATCTTTTCCGACAAACCGGCCACCCTCTACATGGGAGAGTGTGATGGGTGACTGGAATCCAAACATGGACGAAGCGCCACATGGCAAGCCCTTGCTTGGCAGGCAGCACGGAGCCCCGTGCGTAATGATATGGCTGCCGGATTCCTCGGCCCTTAACGCGGCGATATCTGAGCGGTTCCCAAATGCAGAGCCAGCGCAGGACCATCCAGCCGGATGGTTTGCTTGGGCGTGCGGCCTTGTTTGCCGAAAGCCTGATGGGACATTTTATCAGGTTTTCCCTGAAATGTGGGCGGAGATTACCAGCAAAGAGGGCGGACGCCTGAAAGATTGCGAGCGCCCCAATGACTGAGCGCAAAGCCCTGACCCGCCGTGAGTTCGGCTTGCTGATCATCCAGCAGGATGGGAAGTGCGGCTGTGGCTGCGGCAAGAGGCTGGACTTCACCAAGCCGCGCCTTGTCGTGGATGAGCACCTGGTTCCGCTGTTCAGTGGCGGCTCAAATGAGTTGGGCAACCGGGCGCTCTGGGACGCAGACTGCTCCAAGGCCAAGACGTCGGGGGAGTCGGGCGGTCGGGCCAAGGTGCGTCGCTTTGAACAGAATAAGACGCAGGCCGAGAAACGCAAGCGGAACGGATCTAAACTCCAGTCCCGCTCTAACTGGCCCAAGGGCCGTAAGATTCAATCTAGGGGATGGAAGTGAAATGAGCGACAACGACAACAACGAATATGATTTCTCGGAAGGGGTAATTGCCAGCATCAATGACGCGCTTTGCATGTTCGAGATGGGGCAACTTACCCGCGAAGAACTCCCGCGTGAACTCTTGGTAACCGCCTTGCGCGCACTCTATCGGGACGCCAACGAATACGCCTGCCAATTTATAACCGACGAAGGAGACGACCAGTGAGCAAGAAATACCTAGAGGAAGCGTTCATGGAGTTCAAGACAGCCGTTCTTGATGACATGGATGATTTGAGCACAGCCGAGGAAAATCTGGCTCGCATGATATTCTTTGAAGGCGCACTAACGCCAACCGTGATTATCCGGCGCGCACTTGGTTCTGAGGCTGGCAAGAAGATAGCGGCAGAACTCAGTCAGGAGATTGAAGAGTGGGCCGCTGACCATCAGGGGCCGCTTCAGTAACGCCCGTAAAATCAAGCATTTGGGCAAGAAATACTGTCAGATATGACGAGGATATGGTACTATAGAGAGAGGAGAGAATGATGGAAATTTCTGCCGAAGAAGCCCGCTCAATACCGCTTTTTGCCAACCCTAAGATACGGCGCGCAATGGAGTGCGGCGAGCGAATCTCAATGCAGCTTCACTGGCGCCCGGACAAAAAGCCGTACTGGTCGGGCGTGGCCGCCACAATACGCGCGACGCTTGGATGCCCGCCAGATGGTTGGACTGATGCAGAATTTTTAGCTGATCCAACCACGGAACCGGCTTCCGAAATTAACGAAATGCAGTTTTTGGTCGAGTCAGGATACTATGAGCGCAAAGAAGATATCGATGTCGGTGACATGGTGATCTTAACTTGGTACGCAACGGAAAAGGGTCGCGAGCTAATTGAGATTTACCGATTGGCAGGGTTCGCCCCTGAGCGTGACCCGCACGCGCATACCACCAAGGAGCCCGCACAATGAATAGACTGGAAGAGAGATGGGGTCAGCTGACCGACGCAGAGGAGGCCGCACGTGACGCCCTGTCGGACAGCATCGGGCGCGTCACCGACATCAACATTTCAGAGCTGAACCTCGCTACTCATCGGGCCATCTCCGCCTACCTATCCGCCCTTGAGTCCCAAGGTCTTAAGATCGTGCCGGTGGAGCCGACTGAGGCTATGGCGCGCGTCTATGCTGAGCGGTTCTTCATGCAAAACTGGGAAGACCCGTTCGAAGATACATTCGTGCGACCGATGTGGGCCGCAATGCTCAATTCTGTGGAGGGGTGAATGGAAGCGAAGTGGACCTGCAAAGAGTGTCTGAAGTCCTACAGCGCTGATGCACTCTTCGGCGCCTACCGCACGTTTTACGATGGCTCGGACGTCAAAGTCGAGTTCGTGTGTAAGCCATGCATGTACTCGCCTGAAGAGGCGGAGGCTAATCAGGCGGTAGACGACACCATACTGGAGATATTGCGGGCGGCTCTCCCCTAAAGCAGACTAACCGGCTCCGGCACTGACTGGCACCGAACAACCGAAAGGAAACACCATGACAGATTCAGCAACAGCCACATTGGTCGGAACGACGATTCCGGCAACATGCAACGGCATCGCATCAATCAACGATTGCGGGCCAACCAGCATTACATTTGGTAATGCCGTTACAGTCCATCAGGGTGGGCGCGTTGAGGTTCACGAAGGCATCGGAAATGACGAGGCAGCGATCGCGTTCTGGGACGCTGTGAGAGCAGTTGCGCCCGGCTTCCTCAAACAGGACTGAGCGGCACTGACTGGCACCGTATTACCTGCTCTGCGGCGATCCGGTGGAAATACAGCCTGTCATCCAGTGAGCAGGCATTGGTGTCGCAGTAGTCCACCAGGTCCTGCATTTTCGCGTCTGTGCAGTATTCCACCGCAGCGCTCTGGCGGATCAGGAAATAAGCCGCTTCCCTTGGGATCGTAACGAAGCACCAGACCCAGAGGAAGCTATACACAAGGAAGGCGGGCCGCTCGCATATCTTATCGAACAGCGTCTCCTTTGGCCAGCGTGGCTTGTGGCGTTTTGGCTTTACCCGCTTGACCCGCTTGGCATAGCGGTAAGAGGGCTGTTCATAGGTTATGAGGGTTGTCACGGGACTCCCGTTTTGGTAGATTTATCGGGCTGCGGCGGCGTTGAAGGAAACGCTACGGCAAAGCGATCCTTGGGAGCTTAGAGAGCCTAACCCCTCTTGAAGGCGACAAAAGAGGTTTACCCGACTCGTTAAAAAGGGCGCGGATCGTTCAGAGGGGTAGATGGGCTTACCAGCGTCCATCAAGTCGGTGTTGAGTCCGGCCCGCAGCTAACCACACACCTCCGCCCATGCAGCCACGTCAGCTGCGATCTTCTCCCGCACGACAGCCGGAGACGCATCATAATAGGCCCGTTCGATCTTGCCCGGCCTTGTTGCCTCGCACACTGTATGGCGTTCCAGCGCTACGGCTTCATGCATCGCTTGGATCGTCACTGAAGAGGATGTCGGCGTAGTCGTCGCGCAGGCTGCCGGAATCGATGCCATCAGGGACAGCACTGCGAGCCTCACGGGCGTTTTCAATCGTTTCATTGCTCTCTTTCTCCATTTGTTTGAGGGTCTTGTCTGCGGCCTTGCGGGTGGCCTTCTCTGCGCGTTCGTTCGCCCGGCGTGCCCCGCGCGCTTCGTCGGCCTCTTCCTTCCAACGCATGATGAGATACCCCACCCCGCACAACAGGATGATCTGAGCCACCTTGTTGTTCGAGACGAAGTTGAAGAGGGAAAAGAATGCGCCCTGAATCATCCGAGCAGCGTGTCCGCATCGTCGCGGCCTTTCTGCTCCTGCCATTTGCCATAGAAGTAATAGCCGACAGACCCGAGGGTGGTGATGCCCAGAACAATGCCGATTGTGTTCATCGAGTAGTTGCTCGCAAACTTCACAGCAGGTTCAATAACGCCCACCTGTTCCGCAATCAGTCCGCCCACGCTGATCGTGGCAGCGGCTTCCGCAACCTTTTTCTTGGCATAGCCTTTGCCGCGCTGTGAATCTTCGATCTTCTTGACCTTCACTTCGGCCTTGGCTTCATCATCGAGATACTCGATATGCTCCACAGGGATCGGGCTCTTGGCAGTCTTGACCTGCACCTTCGTTGCCTTGGCTGCCACTTCCGGCGCAGCTTCACGCACGACAACCGCGCCAATCTCGCGGGCTTCGTCTTCGAGGTCTTCCAGCTGCTGCAGGTTGAGGTCTGCCGTGGTGGCCTCTGGCTTCGGCTGATCGCCTTCCCAGCCCATTTGATCCAGTACCTTGATGACGTCGCTTTCCCAGCCGACATTCGCGCCCACGCGCCATTCCAGCTTGAAAAACATCAGCACTTCCATGATGCGCCGGCGCCATAGACCGAGCAGCGGAATCCCGTCATCGTAGAACGTGCCGGTCACCCATTCGAGCGCAACATTGCTCCAGGGTTCGCTCGCATTGATCCGACGCCAGAGACGCCAGCCAGACACCTCCCCTGCCCCGAAATTGAAGATAACCGAGCCAATCGCGTCATAGGCTTCAGGCCAGAGCGGAACGTGGATCAGGTTTTCAATGACGGGCTCGACCTCATCGCGCACATAGCGATGCAGGCGGTCGAAATTCTCCTGTTTGGTGATCGTGTCACCAATCTTGAGCGGAGTGCCGTCAGCGCGGGTTGTGAGGCCCGTGCCATAGGTCAGGCGGCCCTCTACCGTGTCGCCGGGCTGCAAGTCCCTGTCTGGGTGCCTGTCGTCATAAGCAAGCTCTCTGAAGCCCTCAATTGACTGCAGGAAGCTGATCAGTGCCGGTGTCGTCTTCATCGGAATTGTCCCCTTTCGATTTGTCGTGTCCATTGGTCATCTGCTCTTCGGGGGCGTACTCCCCTTCGCGCATGATGAAGTCGATATGATCATGAGTGAGCTTCACTTCCGGTGCGCTCTTGGTGGCTGGCACAAGGACCAGTCCGCGCTTCAGGTGCAGGAGAAGCCGTCCGCGGAGTTCTTCGACTGACATGCCGTTGAAATAGCTGTCAGCGAGGCCCTTGGCGGTTGGGCGCTTCATCTTGTTGTTAAGCGCTTTCATGATCCGCTGTTGCCAGTATCCCGTGTCCTCGACTTGCGGGGGCGTGGTATGGTTGGGGTCTTTGCGTTCGGCTTTCTGGCGGCGGGTTTCCCATCCCTTGCGGGCCGCGTCTGACTGGCGGGCCAATTCCGCATCCCGCAAGTGCATTGAGTAAATGCGCTCAGGCAGGAAAATCACGAGGCTTTCAGCAAGCAGCACCCAGAAGATGATGAACACGATGGCCGCGATATAGATCTGGTTATTGGTCGGCTCCCATGTCTGGTTGGCAAGCTGGGCAAGGCCGACAAAGAGCGGGTGCCATGGCTGGGCAAGGGCTTCCGTTTCAATCGTCTCTGTGCGTGCCTGAGAGCCGTTTACCACCAGCTGCATGATCTGGTTATCAATCGCGCGTTTGTCCGCTGCTGCCTGATCCTGAAGCTGTGTGCGGCGGTCCCGCATCTGGGCCGTCAGTTCCTCATTCAGCTTGCCATCATTATCGAGGTTGTAGATTTCGGCATTCAGGGGGATGAGCGCGGTTTCAAGGTCGCTGTCAATCTGGCCCTTGCGTTCTTCGAGGAAGGCCCGCTGATCCGCAATGGACTGCTCTGCCACGCCTGACACGTCACGCTCCGCCATCGCCTGATCGCGGCGTTCTGACAGCGCCTCAAAGCCAAACCCGAACGCATGAAGGCACACAATGACCGAAGCGAACGCACCGAGCATTCCGAACGTCCAGCCGCCCTTGATGCCCTTGTGAGCGCATCGGGCAGAGGCCATCAGGAAGGAGGCCGCAAAGAGCCGGTAAGCCCAGCCCATCGCCTGGAAGGACAGCGGCTCGACCGAATCCGGTGCAAGCGAGCGGCTGAAGATGCCGTCAATGTAAAGCAGGACGGTAAAGGCGATCAGGACAACCGCCCAGAGGATCAGGTAAAGCCAAGCTGTGGCAAACCATGATGCGAACTTCTGCGTCATCCACGTGACGCCATCCTTGACCCCATACGCATACCATTCGGGATCGCGCCAGCCGAGCGGGCGGTATTCAGTTTGATCTGTCAATGTCAGCCCCTTACAGCACCAACCGCACGACTGCGGTCGCTAGGTCCGGCCTGAGCAGGACCACCAGTATTCCAATGCCGCCAACCCACATCCAGTTGGCAGCTATCCAGCCCCGTATCGGGGATTCAGGCGGCGGAGGGGTGCGCGCAGCCTCAGCCAGTTTGCGCGCCTCCTCCCGTTCCGCATCGATTTCGTCCCGCTCCCGATGGATGCGCTTTTCGGAATCCTTGATCTGTTCAGCCAGATCGTGGCCAAACACTTTCAAGCTGTGCTTCTGGTCATCCGCTGCCTGTTTCTGGTAACGCACGATCAGCGCTTCAAATCGGTCAAGCAGCTTCTCTTCGCGTTCCACCATCATCTCGCGTGACACAGAGGTTTTTTCCAGCAATACAAGCCGGGTGTTCAGGTCGTCGCCATCAGCCATGCGCGCCCCCTTTTCTCGTTACAGGGTTTCGGCCATCCGGCCCCGGTTCCAGTCCACCCCGGTCTGGTAGCGCTCGGCCTTCTGCTCCCAATAGACGGAGTTTCCGCCATTGAAGCTGCCGCCATGCTCAAGCGCGATGTAATGGCATTGCTTGGCTTCGTTCAGCTTGCGCAGAAGCACTTCATTGACCTTCTCGGGCGTGTCTGACTTGTATACGCCAGCCTCGTTCAGCACTTGCTCGACGTCCGGCGCGATCTCCGCTTCCGGTTCAGGCTCAGGCTCTGGGGGCCGCTCTTTCAGCTTCGCGTCTGCGGCTTCCAGCTTTTCGAGATTGGCCATCATGGCGGCTTCTGCGTCCCGCGCTGCATTGGCTTTGCGAAGGGCTTCCATCTCGGCCAGCGTTTCGGGGCTGTCGCGGTAGACCACCTTTTCGACTTCGACGGGCTCCGGCACAACAACCGTTTCCGTAACCGTCTCCCCTATTGCCTGACCTGTGTGCACGAACTGATCCAGTATTTGCCCGCGTGGTGACGTGATCGTCACCTCATAGGACTCGCCTGCATGGAGGTAGAGCGTCACCCGTCCACCCGCCTTGGCAGGAAACGGATTGCGGGCCTCTGTGCGTAGCTCCGGATCAAGGAACACGGGGCCGGACCGTGAGCCTTGGCGAAACGAGACCAGAGCGCCCGGAACAGGACGCCCGGAATCATCGAACGCCTGATAGCGGAAGAGGCTGGGGAGGGTCATATTACCTCGCAAAGACATTTTGTGTTGGTTTGCGGGATGGCGGGGGCGGGGCGCCGGACCCAGCAAAGATATTCCCGCGCCCCATATCCCCAATTTCACGGTCAATCTGCTGAACGCGGATCATGGCGATCTGAAAGTCTCGGCTGTTCGGGTCTTTCTGATACGCTTCTGCCGCCCGCATGGCTGCCTCTTGTCGCGCTTTGGCCAGTTCAGGCGGAACGCCCGGTTCAGACTCCACATTTCGGTTCAGGTACATGCTGAGGGCAGCCCCGCCTGTCAGCGCAGCAACCCCGCCCGTGACGCCCGCCACAACTGGCAGCGCCTCCAGGTCATGCTGACGCCCGGAATTTTGCCAATCATAGCCGCTCCGGTCCATGCGCTCCCTGAGTTCGCGGTGCGGCATGTTGCGGGTAGAAATCGGGTTATCCAGAAGCTCTTGCGCGTCCGGCTCTCTCAGGCCGCGCGGAAGGTTGGCCTGTGGGTTTGGCGGTGCAAGTGGGCTTGCGGGCTCTCTCGCTGGCGGCACGTCTTGCATCAGGTCATCCAGCCCGCGTCCGAGACGGCTTCCCGAGCGAGGCGGGGTATTCTGGGGCAATTCGATAGGTGGTCTCTGAGGCGCTTGGTCCCGCATCAGGTCATCAAGGCCCCGACCGAGCCTGCGGCCATTCCTCGGTCCCGTACCAAGGGGAACGTCTTTCTTGATCTTCGGGGGGCGCCCGCCCGCGCCTGCGGATGCGGTCGCCCTGCTCGGCCCGATCCGGCCAGCCACGGCCATACCGCCAGCTCCAATTGCTATACCCTTGATCCGCTCCCCTGCCGTCACTTCGCCGTCACCATCGAAATCTGGATGCACCCCACCTATAGCACCACCGACAGCAGCATTACCCAAATCATTCTGGGAAGCCTGCAGCCCGGAGAACCGCGTTCCACTCAAATCGGTGCGAGGCTTTAGCCAGTCCGGCAACTCCTCTCCAGCATCCCGCAGCGCCTTACGAGCTTTGCTGAGTGTCACCTTGACCGTGTTGACTGACTTGCCTGTCATCTCGGCAATTGCAGACGGACGCGCGCCACGCTGGGCAAGCTCCAGAATGCGGTCACGCGCTTCCGGAGGGCGCCCTGTCGTTGCTGTGGGGACGTCAACACCCTTGTTGCGAGCCTTGGCCAAAACAACAGATGCGCCGTTCGCCTCACTGAGCATCAGCTCCTCGGCAATCTCTGCATTGGAATAGCCGTTCTTGGCCATCTCGACGGCCTTGTTTTCGGTTGGCGTCAGGCGTGGATCACTGAACGGGTCAGAGCCGCGCGGAACCTCATCATGGAAGCCAACAGGGCGACGCCCGCCAAAGCCTGCAAATCCGCCAGCTGCAACAGGCTTGGCGCTCGTTGGCGCGAACACATTCTCGGTTTGCTGTGCGGGCGCTTGCTGGACGGACTGCTGACCGCCCGCGAAAACGTTAGCCGGGCCAGCCGTTGGATCGCCAGACATCGGCGCGCGAGGGGCTGAACCTACATCGCGGGTCAGAAGCTCTGTCAGCGCGTCAATCTTGCCCTGCCTGCCATTGGCGAGCATGTCCCCGCCTTTTCGCAATATGGCGCGGCCTGACATGATCGGACTGAATACACCCGTGGCTCCGGAGATTGCAGCATCCCCGCCCATGTTCTGCATTGTGTTTCCAAGAGCGCGCACGAGCGGATTGGCAACCGATTTTTCCGCAAACTGCGACGCCTCCTGCTTGTTCATCGTATTGGAGCCGGTACGCGGGTCGATCTGTTGCGTGCGCCGTACACGCTCGGCAGTCTTACGCACATCATTCGCAAAGGCTGTGCCTTCAGGGCCAAGGCGTTCAAGGGCATTCAGGACAGGCTCGCGGCCAATAATGGCCATACGAGGTAAACCGCCCTCAGTCTTGCGCATGGCCGGCTTGAGAACGGCGTCACGGATGGACAGGAAGGCGGCCTCACGCTCGGTTGGCGTCATGCCTTCCATTTCCTTCAGAAGCTTGCCCAGCTTCATCTGGTCATCTGCTACGGTAACAAAGCGATCCCCGAAGTTCAGAGCGGAAGCATTTGAAAACTCATCCCCGAACTCCATGCGCGCCTTTTTGTATCCCGGCGCGACACCATCGGCCTCCAGCCTGCGCAGAAGCTGTTCGCGCATGTCGCGGTAAGCGTTTGCCAGAACTGTATCGCCCGCATCTGATGCCTGACGGGCCTTCAAGTTGGCGGTGTGCTGCATCCAATGAGCGGCGCGGCGTGGATCGACCTGGATCATCTGGTCGATGTCCATCATCTTGCCTGCCGCGATTTGCCGAAGTGGCTTTGAAAGCTCCGATCCAGCGAAGAATTGAACCGCTTCCTTCAGGCTTTCAACGCCGGGCCGATTGGTCGGCTGGTTGCGGAATACGGTTTCATATCCCTCCTGCCCGATCCGCTCCATTTCTTGCTCGGCGGCCTCGAGTGTGTCATACCGATTTGCAGATCCAAACCTCGAATTAGCGGAGTCTTCAAGGAATTGCGAAAGGCGTGGCGCATCCTCTGCGACAGTTTCTCCGACAATCCGCCCGGACTCGCCACCCTTGCGGTTGCCAGCCCCTTGGAGAAAGTCGTCTATTGGCTTGCGAGCCCGTTCGCCAAGCTGTTCCGCAAGCACGTCCTTGAGCCGAGACGCCAGAGCCGCGCCCTCCATGCCGCCCTCAATCGACTGCTCGAACGCGGTCAGGGCCGCCGTTATGTCGTCCTTCCCGAAACCGCCCTCATTGCTGAGGAGTCGGACGAGTTGCCGCTCTGCCGCAGGATCAATGGCCCCGACGAGCGTAGCCGGAAGCGTCTGACCTGAACTTGGCGTTAGCGCTTGATCGACGCGCGCCGCAACTGCATCCGGCGTAAACGATTGCCCACCTGACTTGGCATACTTGCCGACGCGGAAAATGCCTGAAGCCGCTGCCGGAGCAACCGCAGCAATCGGATTGAGCGCGTCATCCTTGGCGACTTCCAGACCGCGCTCAATGTCGCCCATGCCTTGGCTTTCGCCCGTGTCTTGGCGGTTCTGGTTGCGGCCTTCGGCAAGCGTGTTGAACCCGAAGTTTTCCGCCAGACCGAGGAACCCAAGCCCAGCGCCCCGGCCCAAATACCGCGCTGCCTTGTCACCGATACTCTTGCTGGTAACACCCAATGCCGGAGAGAGTTTCGACCCCAGCATGGTTAGTCCCTTTTCACCAGCTTTCCAGCCGATAGCGCCGGGACCTGCGGCAAGGCTGAGGCCCTGCCCCATACGGTACGAGACAGGCCGATCCTGAAGCGCTGCGGACATGTCTGCATCAACGTCCGCGCCAAGAGCCGCAGCAGGTGCCGTGGCAGCAGGGCCGCCCATATCGACCGTCCCAAGCATTACCGCTTCACCAATACCAGTCTTCCCGCGCTGAGGCTGCGTGACGGCATTCGGTGCATTGGCCTCCATCCAGTCCCGGCGTGCGTCCATTGGCATTTGCTGGACTGTGAACGGCATTTGCGCCGTCTGGCTCATCGGGCCGATTTCAGGGCCGGGAGCCGAAGGCGCTGGCATGGCTTGCGCCTTGCGCTTTCGCGCCTTGGCGAGGGCGATGGCTTTTTGCTGCTCAAGAGTATAAGGTTGCGGCATCAAAACATCCGTTCGGGGGAATCAATGAAAAAGAAGGTACTCAGCTACGCACGGGCTTTCGCGCTCGCTTTTGGCGCAATCGCAATCGGGATTTTCCTGAAGCACGGCCTGTAGCTACTGCTCAAACAGCGCGCGTTCTTCCGGCGTCATGTGCTCGTAGAGGTCGTTCAGTTCGCCTAATTGCTGGTTTGTCTCGCCCCGGAACTGAACCGTCTGCGACAATTCCGGATAGTCGATCTGCAAGGCTTGGCGCTTGCGTTCGCGGAACTCTTGCTTGATCTGGCCAAGACGCTCCAGGTTATAGACAAACTGCTCTTTCGTCTGGCTCTGCTCCAATGCGCCCCAAACAGATTGCAGGAGCCCCAATTCAAGCTCGGTGACCTGCCCCAGCGCGCCACCGGTCGGAGAGTTATCCCGCATGTTCTGGAGCTTATCGAAGCCGACGTTAGCCTTGATGGACTGCAAGGTCTGCTGCAAGTTGTGGGCTGGCGTACCCTCAACGCCCTTCAGCTTTGCGCCAAGGAATCCGGTTGTCCACGTTCCCGCCTGATCAATCGCGCGGTTGATGTCCTCGGTCACAATGTCTGTGCCTGCCTCATAGTCCGCCAATTGCTGAACAGACTGGTTGTAAACCTTCTGTTGAGGTCCCGGAGAGGTGAGCGGCTGGCCACCCTGACCTTGCACAATGGCTGTTTCCTTGCCTTTGGGAGCAGTGCCATAATCAAGGTCGCCAGCAGGCCCGCCGACCTGCACCGTCCCGTCTGGCCTAATTGTAACACCATTGCTTGGCGGCTTGGTTTTCTGCCAATCAAGGCGCTCACGCTGTAAGCCGAGCTGCTCTTGCTGATAAGGAGTCATGGTTTCAGGCGCAGGCGCGATCCCTTCAAACTGGCGCGGATCGCTGCCATCCTTGCTGAACTGGACAAAGCCGTTTTGTGTCTCGACCGGCGCGAAGTATTCCGGCCCCTTCAGCAAATCTTGCAACGGCGTGACCTGCGCCAATACCGCGTCCAGATTCTGATCGTTCGGGTCAAAGCCCTGTATCTGCTGCGGGTCCATGCCCATTGCTTGCAGCATCGGGAGTTGCTGTTGGAGCATGGCTCGGCGCTTGGTGACGTCCGGTTCGCTTTTCAGGCTGTAGGCGACCCGTCCAAGGTCTTCCGCGCGCTTTGCAGCGGCCACCTTCTCCTGCTCTCCCATCTGGGAAAGCTGGTCTTGATACTGCGTGCGATAAAGCTCTGCGCTGCCAAGGTCGCCCCGTTCGCCTGCCACTTGCGCGGCTTGCTGGTACTGGCCATTGGCCACCAGGGGCGCAAGCTTGGATTGCGTCTCCTGCTGGCGAATGTTCCCGCCGATATTCGCGCCCTGAGCGAAGGCGTTCATCGAGTTCGCTGGGCTGAAGACATTCATATTCATTTAGATCTCCCGTGGTTGGGGTGGAAGCCGTATTTGCGTTCCGCTGCTTTGCGGGCGGCGATTGCATCCTCGCGGCGAGCAAAATTCCCAAGCCAGCGTGATTGTTTCTGTGCTCGTATATGGGCCGTCCACTTTTGGTGCCCCTTGTTCCAAAACACTCCGGTCACGCCGCTTTTATTTGCTTTGGATCTGCGCATGTTGCGCGAATTTTCCATTTGTGTGACCGCCCTCAAGTTCGAAAACCGATTGTCACTTCGAATGCCATTGATGTGGTCAATCTGACTTTCTGGCCATTTCCCCATACCAAGCGCGTAAACCACTCTGTGAGCGTAGTATGTTTTGTTCATGATGGAGCCCACCAAATAGCCATTGGGTAGTTTCTTGTAGCAGCAAGCCTTGCCGGCAAACTGCGCATTCCAAGCCTTGGCTATTCGCCCGATTTGATCAGGGGCAGCGTTGAACATCCATGTCGGGCGCGGCCTCCACTTCATGAGTCCGGTCTCCAGATCACACTCGATCAGGCGCCGGAGCACCCTGACCGAAACTTCCTTCCTTTTGGCCACCTCACTTGGCCTTTTTCAGCGGAACCACTGAGGACGCGTCTTCGTGGACGGTCCGATGAAGATGCGACAGCAAAAGACGCGCAGCAAAGCGAGTATAGGCAACTGTGGAAACGACTTCCTTGCCGTCGCTCGTCTCGAATGCGGATTCAACAAGAAGAACGTCGCCTGTCATCTGGACGTTCTGGATACCATTGGAGTAGATGGGCGTAGCCATTGTGACCTCTCTCGAAGGTTGCTGTGGTTAGTGGCGTCGGAGTGTTGGTAGCGCTCCGGCGTCACGTACACGGTGTACACGCTTGCTATCTTAGTGTCAACGGTGTACACATCCCTCATGTCAGAGAAGTTCAACAGCTATCATTTAAAAGCTCCCGACAGCCTCATGAAGATGGTTGACGCGTGGCGGGCAAAACAGCCCGACTTGCCAAACCGCTCAGAAGCCATTCGCAGACTGATTCAGATCGGCCTGAAGTCTGATCACTGACCCCATCCGATGCCGTTGAAGGTGTACCCGCCTGACGGGTCTGCGCTTGCTGCTGGAGCGTTCGTGTTCGCGCCCCAGCCCTTCCAGCTTCCATACATTCCGAGCCCGCCCATAGCCGCATCGGAAACCCCTTGGAGCCCCTGATTGAAGGCGTTCGCTTGGCCGTATGCGCCATTCGCGGCGGCTTGGCCTTGATTGTAGAAGGCGTTACTTGCCATATTGCTGTAATTGTTTCCCGCGCTCGTGATCTGAGCGGCCGCGCCGGTTCCGAGATTTGCCAACTGGAACTGTCGGTCGACCTCTTGGCCGTAAGACTGATCAGCAATACCCATTGCTCGATCTTGCAGGGCGGACATGGCAGATCCTGACATCAATTTTCCGCGTGAGGCGAACGAGTTTTCTAGGGCGCGCGTTCCCTCGTCCAGTTTGAACTGATAGCCTGGAAGGCTTCTCAACGACTGAGTACGGCTGTCAACATCATTGGCGGGCTGGCCGGTGTCTCCGATATTGGCCTTCTGCGCTGTGCCTTGCTGGCCGGTTGACTGGCTGAACACGTTCTGCGTTTCGTACTGCGGAAGCTCCCGGCCTTCAGACCGTCCGAACGTGTTGTAGTGGTATTCAGCCGCCTTGTTGATGTCGCCCCCGAACTGCTGGAGCGATTTCGGGTTGTTCTGATAGTATTGCGCGACATCCGGATTGGCTTGCAGGTAGGCTCCCCAATCCGGCCCGCTCTGAGGCTGGCTGATCTGCCCTGTTCCGTATGAGCCAGATGCAAACACGTTCTGATTTGCCGGGGCTTGCGTGGTGCCGCCGGGCGTCGTGTGGCCGAGCAGGTTCATCAGGCCGCTATCGCCATACATGCCCTGAAGGCCGGCCTGATAGTAGGGCTGCTGCAACCCGCGCTGGTCATAATAGATTTCGCGGCTCAGATCGACTTGCTTTTCGGCGGCATCTGTTTGCGCCGCTGCGGCGGTCTTGGCAGCATCGGAGGACTTCTTCGCCCCATAGGCAGACCCGGCTGCCCCAAGAATGGCAGAGCCGATGATGGCGGTTTCAATGCCCATGATGTTCCCTCACATAGTAGATTCCGTGGCGTTCGAAGCCGAGCCGGACGAGATAGTTGCCGACATGCTCAAAGCCCGGCGTGACAAGCGTGATGGCCAGTGGCCGTGGTATGATCCGCTTCAGGATGCTGCGTGTGGCCCACCGCCCGCGCCATTCCGGCAGGATCGAGACATGGAACTCAGGGCCGCGCGTGTAGATCGCGCCGATGGGCTCGCCATTCCTGACCAGCAATTCCACCGTCCATTCGTCCATGAACTCGGTGTATTCCTCGAAGCCCGGCACTTTCAGCCAGTCTGTGGCCTCGTAACCGATCTTCAGGGCCTCAGCCCGGCGGGGCTCTACGGCAATCATCGGCGCGTCACACAGGCCCCGGCTGGGTGCTTGGCGTGCGCCCGGCACACTTTCAGCCATTCCGGCCCGTGTTCCCGGATTTCAATGCCGTGCTTGCGCCATGCCGCCAGGTGACTGACTTCGTGGTCAATAATGTCGCGGATGTCCTTCACTTCCGCGATGGCCTTGGAAATCCACAACTCTTCCCGGTCGCTGTCATATCGGACGGCGCGGGCGTACTCGTTGGATTTCAGCCTGCCGTCCTTGCCTTCCATGACGACGCGCGGGAAAGGCGTGATGCCGAAGCTCTTGAGGCTTTCAACAGCCTCCTTGGCGAACACGTTTTGCTGTGGCTTACCGGTTTCGGGCATGGCAATTGACACGAGCAGCAGCGGGATCAACCGCCAGTGCCGCATGTCCCTCTCATGGCTAGATTACGGTCCAACGGGCTTGCGCTGAGCCCTCTTTGGAGCCGCTGGAATCGGTGACAAGACAGCGCGCAACAGCCGTGACCGTGCTCGTAATGTCACGCTGGGCCTTGGTGGTGGCGCTTGTCGGGGCAGTGAATGACACAGCCGGGTCACTACAGGTCCACAGATAGCTGACTGTGCCGGTCGTATTCGTGGCTGTGCAATTGAGGTTCCCGGTCAGTTTGCCGGAGCCGGATGCGCCGGAATAAAACCCGCCCGTCATGGCAAGGCTCATCCCGCCGACCTCATTGCTCAGATCGTTCGAGCCAAAATACACCTTGCCATCCGTGGCCAGCGCAAACACACCATTCGTCTTGGTCTCGGAATTGAGCGCCACACTGTCCGCGCCGTACCAGATGACCAGATCTCCAGACGCCGGGAACGGACCAAGGATACGCAGGCGATAGCCGCCCCCGTCCTCGGTGTAGAGCGTGTTATATGTGTCCTCGAACACCGTCTCAGACCCGAAGAAAATCTGTTCCGCGACAAGCGCGATGCTGGACCCGCCGGAACTGTCGCGCAGGCCGATCCTTGCCGGGTTGCCCCCACCCGCCGCAGCCTCCAGCGTCAGCTTTGCAATCGCCAGCCCGTCACTCCCGATGAAGGCGTCTTGCAGGATGAATGTCTTCGCCTCGGTGTTTGACGACGGCACAAGGTCCAGCTCATGCCAGTTGATCGTGTTGCCACCCGCCGTAGACCCAAAAAACGAGAACTGGTTCATGGCGTAGAGCAGCGCGTAGCTTGTGCTCGTCGGGGCAGTCAGAACCTTCTCAAAAACACGCTCACCCGTGCCAAGCGTGCTGACCAGGCCGGACGCATCCGCCTCCGTCCCGAACGCGATCGTCGCCGTCCCAAGGCTTCCGCCACCAGAGTCGTACCATTGCAACAGAACGCCGGCAGGCGTGAGAGAGCCCAGAAGCCGCTGGATACGGGCGCGCAGTGTATAAACGCCCTCGCTGGCCAGCCCATTGACCTGCTGACGCCACCCACCATTGTTTCCGCCCGCAACCACCTGCCGCGTGCAATATCCCGTTCCGGATTCCCTTGGCGCAAGCGCTGTTGAGCCGGGCGCAATCCAGTTATCCCAGCCGGTCGGCAGCGAGGAGGATACCGCTGCATCAAATTTCGGGTTTTCGACACCGCTTGACCCCGCAGATATGCGTGCCTCAGTCGATGAAATCAGCGTGGCATTTGCACTATCGCCATCTGCGCGGGCCGTGGCCTCCGTGGTGATCGCCGCCGTGTTCGTCGCTACATCGCCTTCGATTGCACTATCAGCGGCCTGGTACTCTGCCCGTAAAGTGGTTTCCAGCGTGGCACGGGCACTGCTTGCATCGGACGCCACAACCGCATCTGCCGCAATGTATGCGCTCGACACAGCGCCATCAGCCGCCTGATAATCCGTTTCAAGCTGGACAATGTTCGCCCGGTTCCGGTTTACACCGCTGACAATCTCACCCGCCAGCCGGTCCTTGCCGTTGAAGTAGTTCATCACTGCACGGGTGATATTGCCTGTCCGGTCCAGCCAGTTACCGCGTGGCAGCGGTTCGCCGGTCTTGGTCTCGATGTCGTCTCCGGGCGTAATCGCCATTAGGTGGTCTCACCCCAGATGACGCCAGTATAGGCCTGCTTGACCGGCTCGCTCAGCTTCATCTGCCCAATCGTCTGAGGCCGCTTGCCCCGTCCGCAGCGATGCCAAACAGAGCGCTGGTCATAGACGCCGGTAGCGCCCGTCTTGCGGTCCCGGTAGGACGTCCATGTATTGCCGTTGTCGAAAGACAGCCGCATCTGAATAACAGGGTCAGAGCCATCCCCGGACGCGCGGGCTACGCCTTTCGTGCCTTCCAGAATGATCGTGCCCAAGGCAGGCCGCCCACCCTCATGCGGGATGTGGAATGTAAACTCACGAATAATGTCTGTGCCCATCGTCTCTGCAGCGGCCTGTTCATCGGTCGGGTATTCCCGGCTGAGTTCCATGAACGCGCTACCTGTGCGCTTGGAGACATAGTGCTTGCTGCCTGCTGTCAGGATGCGCACCCATGCCCATGTGTCAGAGCCATTCGTCTTGCGCTTGTGCCATGCGCCGTCATTCAGATTCATCACAGCGCAGAAATTGGCCCCGTTCAGGACGTAGAACTCCTGTCCCTCAGCCTTGTAAGTGCTCGCAATCAGGTCATCGGCATCCTCTGCTGCGATCAGGCGGCTCACCCACGGTGGAGACACGGTTGGCGCATCTGCCCCGGCCAGTGCCACCACATTATCCTCTGGATCCACCCAGATTGGCCCTTTGGAACAGATCGCTATCGTGTCACGGGCTTTGCAGCCGACCGGAACAACGCTGGATGCCCTCGAAAACGGGTCATTCGCGTTGGAGGGTTCGGAATACCACATCTCAAGCGTCTTGGTGCCGAACATCAGGGCCAGTTCTGCCCAGACACGCACAGCAATCAGCCCATCCGGGGCGCCCTCTGCCGTGTAGAAGTTGAGGCCCGTAATATCGTCAAAGTCCAGCACGCTGGAAAACCAGAACTGGCCATCAGAGGAACTGAACAGCAGGCGCTGGCTCATCACGGCAAGGCTGGTGATCGTGCTTGGGAAATCCGGATCAGTCACAGCCGCAATCGCAGAGCCGTCAGAGACGTAAATATCACCGCCGGACAGGATGCCCAGTTCGGTCTCACTGATCGCCGTGTCAGCCCGGTCAGTGCCGCTCACAGTGCCGGTGATCGTGCCCCATGTGCCGCCTGCCGTGCGTGTGCGCAGCGTCGTGCCGTCAAGGATCAGCAATTTGCCATCTGCGAACGCATCAGCCTGCGCCAGCGCGCGGATATTGCCTAGCACGACATTGCCTGTGTCAGCGTCCAATGTGCCGGGCGACGTCACGAGCCGCTTGTCCCGCTTCGGATTGGAGCGATCCACTTCGCCATACATGTTGATGAGAATCTTTTCAGGCTCACCGGCCTGCTCACGCTCCCAGTGTTCAAAGGCTAGATTTGCGCGGGGCATCGCTAGAAGTAATCCACCTGCACAGATGCGCCTTGCGAGCGCTTGGCAGACAGGCGGCGCAAATCACGCTCCCCCACCTGTGAGCGCTGGAAGTACTCAGCCGGGCTGATGTCAAACTCCGAACAGCAATACAGCGTCAGGTATTCGGCCAACGGGTCGCAGCAGGACAGGGGCACAGCATCATCTGCCCACCAGCACACGCCCTCATCGCGCATGTACTCGACACGGCTGTCAAACACGTCATTAACCACAGCAAGGTCTGCCGTTTCCGGAGACTCGCCGCCCACAATGAGCTTGAGCTTGAGCAGGACGCGGGTCTGTACTTCGGCGTCAGTCTCAGTCGCCATCTTCTGCCTCGTGCCATTCGATCAGGTCATCAGCCTCAGCCGCGGAATTGATCGAGGATGCCAGGTCCGGGTCCAGCTCTTTCGCCAGCTTGATCCGGGTTGAATGATGCAGGTCGCGCCAATTGCTCGGAATCTTGCCTTCCGGCTTCGGAGCGCCGCGATGCGGGATTTCCAGATCAGGATCAGTGGCAAATACGGGCTTCGGCGCAGGTTCTGCCACCGATGCTTTGCGTGTCTCAAAATGATTGTTCTTCTCCAGACGGGCGAACAGTTCAGCATTCTCAACCGCTGTCCATTCGCCCTTCCGGAAAGCGTGGCCCCAAAGGACAATGCCTTCGGGACCTGCGCCATCATTACGAGGATCGCCTATGAAGCGAGCCTGCATTACGAGGTGCCTAGCACGCACTGGATACCAAGGCGAACATCGCCTTCAACCGCCGTTGCAGCCGCAACAGCCGCCGTGATGGTGATATAGTGCTCAACAGGAACGAGCAGGCCCGCCCCGGCTTGAAGCATGGCCTGATCGCCACCTGTGCCAGCCTGACCAATGGTCGAGCCGTCAAGGAAGCAATCAATATCATCATACGTGGTGTCAGAGACGCCCGCGATGCCGACATCAAAGGTCAGGGCCGGAGTCCCTGAATCCAGATCATCCGCATCGGCATAGAGGTCCACATACCGCGTGTTGGCAGGCATACGCAGCACCGCCGTGACCTTGCCCACAGCGAGCGCGCCAGTCACGAAGGTCTTGGCGACGTGCACCAGTTGGATAGCCTCACCACCAAGCGCTGAGGGAACCTCGCTCTTGTTGATCAGGTTATAGTCGAGTGTTGGAAAAGCCATTTTCCGTTCCTTTCCTTAGCTGTCTGCCACACCGGCGAAGAAACCGGTCAGGACGCCATGATCGACAGGATTGTCAGTGTCGTCGTCACCCGTGCCGAACCGCATCTTGTGGATGCCGTCGATGGCCTCGATAGCTACGCCGTACTTGTCGCCATAATCGAAGGTCTTGGTCTTCGTTTTGTAGCGTTTGCCCACGCCGTAAGCGAGGGATTGCGCGCCACACAGATAGACCGGCTCACAGTCGATTGTGCCGTTATTCACCACGGCAATATCGTCCACTTCATGGATGATCATGCCATCCCAGACCAGATCGCCACCCTGGAACAGACGGTTGTTTTCCATTTCAATGGAAACCTCACGCTGTGCCTGCTGGATGGTGGAGTTTTCCTTCAGGTCGCGGAAGGCGCGAGGGCCTGCATAGACCTTGAAGTAACGGCGGTTCTGCTTGGCAATGCGGATAGGCCGGATCTTCGGCTTGCCCGCATCGGCTCCCGTGCGGGTTTCCAATGCCATGCGCTTCATCAGGGACAGAGCGCCCGGAGTCAGCTTGTCTGCCGAGTTATCGATCTGGGCAAGGGCTGCCGAGAAGTCATTGGCAGAGTTGTTGCCCTTGAGAGCACCAAACAGGACGCGATCACTGTTGTTGGCGAGCCACGCATCACGCGCAGTATCGTCAGCAGAGGTGAACGCCACGCCGTCAATCGACCCCAGAGCCGTGATGATACGGTCCCGAACGTCTTCCTGTGCCCATGTCATCAAGGATGAGCGGGCCGCGTCACGCAGATTGATGGACGAGCGATACTCGGTCATCTCTGCGAGGCGCACAGCAGTACGGCGCTTGTTGATGTTGAAGTTGAACGAACGGGACGCAAGGTCTTGCTCGTTGCCTTCGAGGATATTGGTGCCAGTTACGGCATCCCCGGTCAGGCGGTTGACAAGGGCAATCGACATATTGTCGCCCTTACCTTTGGTGAAATCCTCGTGCATCTGGATGATCGAGTTTTCATTGGTACCCATGACAGACTTGAAGGGGCTGTCCTGGATGTATTCGACGAAGAAGTCGTCGTCCCACTTCTGTGGGGTAAGGCCAGTGGCCTGACGTGTGTCAGCCATTGTTATGCTCCAAAATTATGAGGTCAGTGCCTCACGAATTGCTGAGCAGGTCTCCCAAAGGCGTTGGCCCCGTGAAAGATGGACCAGAGCGGCCTGTCCTTGCACTTGGCGTCCCGGAGAAGTTCCCCGGCATCTTGCCTTGTTGTTGGGATTGCACCTGCGGCGAAGCAGGCTCGTCCGTCTGGACTTGCCCGCGTTCGGCAAGTTTCGCCTCAATGAGCTTTTCAAGATCGCCACCGTACTTGTCGAGTTCGACAAAGCTTTGCGCCTTGCGGAACTCTATTACGGCATCCCGGAAGGGATCATCTGAATTGTACATCCGCATATTCAGGGCCGGATCCGCCGCGCAGGCATCAAAGGCCCAAGCCTCCGCCCGACTGACTTCCTCGTCACCAAAGTCTGCGATTGCAAACCGCTTTGACACCGCCTTGCGCGTCTCCAGCGCCTGCTGGGCCTGTGTGGCCTGCATTTGCGTCAGATATTCCTCAAGCGATGGCTGTTGCGGAGCGTGCTGCTGTTGCTGGATTTGCTCCAACTGTCGCTGCAACTCCTGAGCCTGCCGTTCGGCGGCAGCTGCCTTCTCTTCCTTGGCTTTCAGCTTGGCGTGCATCCAGGGCGGCAAGCCGTCCTTTTTGCCTTCACCCTCCGGCTCTGACTTGTCCTTTGGCTCAGCCTTGGCTTGCGCTTCGGGCTGTTCCTCTGGCTCATCATTGTCCGGGCTGTCTTCCAGTTCATCGACCGGGGCTTCTGCCTCGATCTCGGCTGGCTGCTCGTTGTCCGGGGACTCTTCCGGTTCATCAACATCCGTGAGGATGCTGTCCAGTGATTTCCTGCTCATTGATTCGACCCTTGTCCGTTGTCGTTCACGTATTCGCCCGCATTATGCAGCGGCGTCCTGCGTCATCGCCCGTTTGCGCCCGGCGTCAGCGTCTCAGTCGCTCCCGGAGCTACCGGTTTGCGCCTGTATCCTGTTGGGGAACCTGCGGAGGCTCGGTCGCCTCACGCATCGTCTTGAATGTCTGTGCGCGCTGAAGTTCGGCCCGCGTATCCTTCACATTGGCATCAGCGGCGAGGTTGCGCGCTTCAAGCTGGGCAATCACATCCGCGATCTGCTGCTGCATTGGCGTCATCTGCGCCTCTTGCGGCTGGCCCTGACCGGCTTCGGCCATCACCTTCATCGCCTGAGCTTGGTCCTTGGCTGCGCTCGCCTCTTTCTTGCCAATCTCGGCATTCGCATCCCGCATCTGCATCTGTTCGATCATCTGCTGTTTCTGCACCTGCGCCGGATCAGGCTGCTGGTTGCCGCCCTTGAGCACTTCAAGCAGCTTGCGCTTGCGGCTCGGCGGGTATGGGCTCGCCTCAACCACGAACTCCTGCAAGTGAGGCGGCATCTGCATCAGCATGGGCAGGATCTGCGTCAGGTCCGCCCAGACTTCCTGCTCAATCGTCGCTACGTCCGGGCTTTCTTCGATGATCAGGTCAATATCGGTCTGGGCCACTTCGTTACGCATCCCGACTTGCATCCCGCTCGCCGGATCTATCATCGGCTCATTGAGCCCTATGAACTTCGGCGCATCATCCCGGTCCGTCACACGGATGAACATCGGCGCCTGCCAGAATTGCTTGCAGCGGCCCCAGACCTTCTCGAACACTTCCCGGTCCATCGACCGCAAATGATCCAGCAATGGCCCCAGCTCGACCAGGCCGCCCTTCTGCTTGGCCTGAATGGCCCGGCCTGACTGCGAATTGTTGCTCTCATTGCCCTGCAGCGAGGCATTCGGCCCCATCTTCTCAAGCTCTGCCGTGGCGTGCTGCAACAAGGTCATCTGACCGGCAGACAGGTCGTTATTCTGCTCTATGCGGAACTCAAGGCCGGGATTGATCTCGATATAGGCGTCAGGCTGGGCCGCTTTCCGGCGCGTCTCTTCCGGATCGTCCGTCGCGCCCCGCTCCGCAATGATCTGGTTTGTCGTCAGCAGGTGCAGCGACTTCGACCGGCGCTTGTTTACCTCGTCCTGCGGGTCGATCATGTCCCGCACCACGCCGTGGCGGTTGTTGTCCCGGTCCACATAGGCCGAGCGCCAGATATACGGGTCCTCGCTTTCGCCTTCCGTGTTTATCCACGGGCTTTCGCCAGCTGCGAGAATGCCAGCCTCGGTGAACTCCGCCCAATAGCATTGATCGCCCTCTTTCCAGTAGCACTGGACAATGCGAACGCGCTTGCGGTTGCTGTCACACCATGCACTCAGCTTTGGCTTGTCGTCGTAAGTGTCCGTTCGGCTGCCCGTGTTCAGGGTCGCAGCCAGAATCTCTTTGCGATCCTCGTATTTGTCTTCCGCATCATCTGCATCCATCCACAGGACAAGGCCGCGATGACGGCAATCGGAGAAATCAGGCTCACAGGAATGCGCATCCCACCACATCCGGTCCCAAGGCGTGCGCTTCACGATGATGTCCGGGTTGTTCTCCAGGTATCCCAGCTTCTGCACAGGCCCCGGAGGCGGGCGGCGGGACTGTTTGATCATCACCTCGATGCCGCCAACGCCAGCCACCAGAATATCCTTCCAGGCGCGGGCGCGGTGATAGCTGTATTCATTGCTGTCTGCGACATAGCGCAGGGCATCGGTTGCAACCTCGGCGCTGTCTGCATCCTGCGGCGTGCGCGGATAGGCTTTCGGGTCGTTCCGGTTCTGCGCTTCCATGCCCAGCAGGAAGTCGATCTTGCGGCGGATCAGGTTGACCGTGATTGGCGGCTGGCCGCGAGCTACGAGCTTGTCATACTCATCCTGCGTCAGCTGCTTGTTGTCGTAATAGTCAACATCGCGCTCCATCTTGTTGAACGCGTCACGGCTGGACTCTTCGCTCGCCTCAAACCAACGCTTCAGCTTGGCGTGCAGGTCTTCGGAGTACAGGCGGTCCTCGTCTGCCGAGTACTGTTCCTCCCGCTCCATCACGCCACTTTCCAATCGGAACTCCCATCATTGCTTGCGCTGTCGTAATCCCATGCGTCACGCTTCGTTTTCGGCTTCTTCGGCAGAACAATCGCCGGGTGCGCCTCGTCAATCACCATGCCCATGAGCGAGCACACATCCACCTTGTCGTCATGCTTGCCTGCCGGGAACGACAGGAGTTGCGTCAGCACGTCATCGCCCTGCTCGCCTCGCTTCAGGCTTACAGTGCCCATTGCAGAACGCGCCTGAAATGCACGGGCGCGCGTCGCCTTGTCACGAACACTGGCAATCCATTCCATACGGCAATGTACCTTTCGTTCGATCATCCGGCGCTTGAGCATCGGACGGACTGACTTCTCGATCACGCCGCCCTCGCCAAACACGCAAAGCGGCTTCCATTTCGTCACCAGGTCCAGCAAGGCATCGATCCACACATCAGCGCTCGTCTGGCCGCTCCACCAATCCAGCTGGAACAGATCCTCGCCGTTGAATCCCCACACGCCGTGCTCGGTCCAGTCTCCACCATCCTCTGTCACCGCGTAATCGCTCGTGATGTAGATGTGCACTTTCGGCGCTTCATCGTGGCGGCGCGTGTACCAGTCCCGCTTGAAGAACGAACCTTCAGCCGGCGTCGGGTTCTGCTGGTAAAGGCTCTCCCAATCCCTGACGCCCGTCATGCTGATGGCGTTGCGAATGCGTTCCAGCGCTGGCAGCGGATAACGCTCAGGCCACAGCGCATCACCATTGTCATTGATCGCGGGCAAGATCAGCTTGTCCCACTTGTCGCCGCCGTGCGTTTCAGCCTCCAGCAAGCGACCGGCCAGATCATCCTCGTGCCAGCGTGTCTGGATCAGGATGACCGCGCCGCCAGGCATCAGGCGCGTGTAAGCCGTCGAAGTGTACCAGTTCCACACCTTGTCCCGGATTGTTTCACTCTCTGCTTCTTCCCGATCCTTCATCGGGTCGTCGATCAGCAGAATGTCAGCACCTCGGCCTGTAACCGCCGTGCCAACACCCGCAGCAACATAGGTGCCGCCCTTGTTCGTGTTCCAGCGGTTGGCTGCCTGCGAGTCCGGCGCAAGCTCAACTTCCGCAAACACGTTCGAGAACTTGCGCTCCCGTATGATGTTCCTGACATTGCGGCCAAAGTCGCTGGCCAGTTCGGAGTTGTAGGACGCAGCAATGATTTGCCGCTTCGGATTCTTGCCCAGAGCCCACGCCGGGAAGCGCTTTGATGCCAGTTCTGACTTACCGTGCCTTGGCGGCATGAAGATCATCAGGCGGTCAATCTTGCCACGCTCCACAGCCTCCAGCTTTTCGGCAATCAATCGGTGATGAACGGCCGACTGGTATTGCGGGAAAGTGTACTCAGTGAACTTGATCAGGCTTGCTCTTGCCATTCGCCGGTCCAGCAGCTCTTGGGCTGCCTGTGCGGGCGATAGCGAGAAGCTCTGATTCATCGAACTCGTCAGCTGCATTCTTGTGCGTCACCGTGGAATCCACCTGCGACAAGCGAGGATGGACGTAAGGCGCTGCGGCCTTGGCCGCTTCGAAGCGCATGGATGGCTCTGTGTCTGGATCGCGCATGATGCCGAGCATCACCTCAAGCGGCGTGTCAGCGCTCTCAACGGCGCGTGTGAGGACTTCCTTGTGAAGCTCCTCCTTCATGATTGTGGTCTTGTTCTTGACGCCTTTTGGACGACCAGAGCCGGGCCGAGGGCCGCCGCGCTTTGATTTTTTGGTTTGTTCAGTCACGAAACCAAACCTGGGTCCTGCTGCTCCAACGCACGCATCACGCGCCGCATCCTGCCCTTAAGCCAAGCGAGGTTGCTGACACGCAGCCTCATCGTGTCCGGCTCAGACTTTCCCGTAACGAAATTATGCGTATTGCCAGTTGTGGAAGTGATAGCCGTTCCATAGCTAATGAAATTGTTCTGCAAGTCGTGCAGGCACGCATACCAGAGCGCCTCAGTTGAGGTTCTTTGCCCTTGGCTCACGTTACACAGTGTTTCCGACCATTTACGGATACAGCGACGCTCAAGGCGGAACGCCTCAGTCTCAGTCATGTTGCGCTTGATAATTCGAACGGTCACCCGGCCTGCGCGGGCGATGCGGTGCCGGAGGATTGCGTTGCTCGATCGCGTCAGGTGCACATAGGCGCGATTACCGCAGCCCTTGCCGACATAAGCCATCTCTCCGTCAATGCGATAAGCGTAGACATAGAACTTCTCTTGCTGTTCAGAGAGTTTGCTCATTCAGGCCGGTATCCCTGTGTAGTAATCATAATAGCTGGTTGAGTTGGCTGAGCGTGTGCGAATGCGCAGCTTGTGGATCTGGCCACCAGAGCGGGTGATGGTGAGGGTTGTTGTTCCGGTTCCGCTCAGTCCGGAGAAGGTGACTGTCACTACTGGGGAGGATGTGCTGATCGATGCAGAAACGCCTTGGCTCTCTATAGCAGCGGTGATTGTTTCGCCGCTCTCCAGAATACCAGCAAGGGACACAGTGAGGTCAAGGGTCTCGCCTTCCTCAAGGTCCAGCTCATAGCGGGAGCGCTGGGAGTTCCAGGATACGCCACGGGTGATCCGGCGCTGGTTGTCTCTGAGGTGGATCAGACGATCAGACAAGGAAACCCCACAAAGCAAAAAGCCCCAGCGCCGTGAGTGTCAGGGCGATAGAGCGGTAAGTGTATTTGCGATCGGTCATTCGGTTGCGAGCCAGCACAGCTGAGATACGATAGCGCAGGCAAAGAGGGCGGCGGCTACGTAAGGGATGAGGCTAGTCACCGAGTATGCCCTTCATCATCCAGAGAATGCCGCCGATGATGATGGCGGTTATCAGGAGGTAGAAGACGATCTCAGGGGGAGGCATCACTTAACCAGCGGGTTCCGGTCAGCGACGATGAGGCCAATGCCGATAACGCCGAGCACAATGGTCAATTCAGCAAATGGCTCAAGGAAGGCGATCAGAGGGGGATAGCCGCTCAGGATGTACTTGGAGGCCAGCGCAATGCAGACCATGACCACAAGGGCGGTCCAGAGGGCGTTAATCAACGGTTTGGCGTTGTTCTTCGCCTCGGGGGATAGGATAGCCATTAGATTGCCTCCTTGTCGTGGCCGTTGGTGACGGCGGGCTGCGCGTTGCAGGCACCACCAAGGACGCCAAATCCAGCCATACGCTGCTGATCACGCAAACCCAGCTCCGCAAGAAGCTTGGTCTCCGCTTCATAGGCCAACAAGCCAGCCTCATGAGCGGAGTCACTAAGCCGATCAGCCTCACTTTGGGCATCACGGGCAGCTCTCGCCAATCTTTCGATTTTCTCGTAGTCCATTGTGCGTTCCTTTCGTTTCCACATTGGGGAGCACGGCCTTACAACGCCGCCTATGCAAACCGCTTCGATATTTGACCGTTGCGTCAGCCGTACTCGCCAGTATGGAAAAAAGAGCCTGCGACTATGGTGGGTGCCAAGAGGAGACGCCGCAGGCTCAGGGGTGATGGAGAGACATCAGGGGGACGCCTCTACCTAATGGAAAGCCCCGCGCCTCCAATCAGGAAACACGGGGCTCGCTTGCAACGGCTGACAGGCTGGGGGGACTACACGACCGCTGCTTGCTCTGAATTTTCGGTATGCAAAGCACTCGGGGTCTGGTGATCGCGCTCGCGGTGTTCCAGCCCCACGCACCGGGCGAAGCATCTAGCACGTCCTCGGTGTCTGGTTTCCCTTATCAGGTGATTTGCGTGTCGTGTCAAATAACTCGACCCCAGCAATCAGGCATTCGCGGCAAAGGTCCTGCCAGCGCGCGTCATAATCTGGCTCTTCACCAATGCGAACCAGTGTCTCGCAATCCTTTCCACAGGAATCGCAAGTATTCGTCGTCCACGATCCATTGCCAATGATAGCGTCGATGATCTCAGCAGTTCTCTCCTCTGGCTTCAACGCCAAAAGGCGCTGGCCGATCTTTTGTTTTTCATGGTGAGGTCCATAGTTCTTGTACTGGTCTGCCCACCTGTGTGGTACGGCAGCGCATATTTCGACCTTGCTGATAATTTTCATGCCACTCTCCGTAACGCAAGCTGCGCATCCTCTGCCCGCATTATCACCGGACGGCCCAGCAACCGCAAGGCCAGCTTGAGCTGATTGCCGTCAACGGATTCAACCTCGACCTGACCAATACTTTCAACTTCAACATGGTCGCCTGCCGTCCATACGTGCTGGCCTCTCAGGCGGGGAATGTTGTAGTGGCGGTGCAAGGGTTTCGGCAAATCGCCGGTGATCCATTTCAAGTCCGCCATGCCATTGAGCGGCTTGATCGCGCCGGCAAAGCTGATCGGGTAGATGCGAGGGCCGGGCATGTGCTCAATCGCCAGGAAGTTCGGCGAGCGGTCAAAGCCTGCGAAGATGTAGGACTTCAACACGCACTCGGTCACCGTGCGGGCTGGCTTGCGTGGAGGCCGCTTGCGAAGCGTGCGACACACAGCGAAGGCGTCACAGTCCATGTAATCGCCAAGACGGTTTGCAGCTGCTTCTGTGCGGTCTGCGCGGCAACTGAAGGCGTACCATTGAGTCATTGGTCTTCTCCTTGGGTGGGGCGCGGGAAAAACGCGGAGGCTGCGGCGACCTCAAAAGCCGCGATAGACAGGAACACCGCCCTGCTGAATTGGTTGGCCTCCTCCATTGCGAGAGAGGCGAAGATGCCAGCAACCGCACACAGGACCGCAGAGAATAAAATATGGAAGGCATTCACGCTGCTTTCTCCATTTCACGAACGGCTTCACGGATCTGTGCGAGGGTGAACTTCACGTCAGTGCCGAACTCATCAGCCGCGTACCGGCGAAGCCCGTAGAGCACGGTGGTATGATCGAAGTTCACACGGCGGGCGGCGCGCGGAAGGCTCCAGCCCTCGACGATGACCAGGTGGTACCAGAAGGCCCAGCGCAGACGCACCTGAGCAGGGCGCTTGCACGGGTTCATGATGACCTCAAGCGGTACGCCAGCGTACTCGCAGGCTCTCGTGATCGGTGTTGAAAGGATTGTCATGGTTTAGTCCCCCTGTTGGTTTAAGCGCCTTGGCGCTCTGCTTCGGTTGTGTTGATCTTTCTGGCGCTGGGCAGCGGAATCACGACCGCAGGCCGCTTCACCTCACGCGGCTCCGCCTTTGCCTGCTCAACACAGGCGATGACGAGATTGCACTCCCGAAGCGGTACCCTCAGGCGTTCCATGAAGTGGTCGCGCACCCAGCGGCTAGCCACGATAAAGCGACCCTCAGAGCCATCCCATTCGGTCAGGCTATGCTCAAATTTCGAGAGTTCATTGCGTTGGTGCAGGTTGTCCCCGACTGCGGCGCGTAGCCTGTCCAAGGCAAGCGCGCCGTCAGGCGACAGGTTCATGGTAGAACCTGTAAGGGTTCTACCAGAACCTTCTGGTTCTGGTTTGGTTGACGTTTGCTTATACGTTTGCTTGACGTTTGCTTGGGAGGGCGCTTTGCTTTTCTTGCGTTTTTTTGCGCTGGCTTCGCCTCCGGCCTTTCCGGCCTCTCGACGTTTCTCTACCAGTATCTGTACCCGTGTCCTATCCTTATCGATCCGCTTATGCGTGATCTGACCCTCGGACATGATGAAAAAATCACCCACAATCGCCCACAATTTATTGAACTTGTTCGGGTGAATGCGGAGACGTCTGGAGAGGCGCTTGACGTCAAAAGCGAGGCGCCCCTCAGCCAACCACAACTCGTCCAATAGGCGGCGGTAGAATCCATCCTCCTCAAGGTCCAGGTGGGATGTGTCTGCCTTGTAGTCCTTCGGGCTCCATTGCATGAACGGCAAATCGGTCATTTAAGTCCCCTCTCTTTTCTGTGAAGCGCCGCCAGTCCGGCGCGGTAGGCGCAAACGACGTCCCATTGCAGCCCGCGCAGGGCCGCCTCGACTTCTTTTGCACAGCGGAATACGTTCTCTGCGATCTCGCTTCCGGAGAAGCGCAGCACGGGCCAGCCATACTGCATCAAGTCCCGGTCCCGGCGCTTGTCGCGCTCGACCTGCTCCGGCGTTATGGCGTGAAAGTCTCGTCCGTCACACTCGATGGCGACGCGGGCAAACGATCCATACGACCACCAGCAGACAGCCAAATCGACGCGCCAGATATTGACCTTCAGTTGAGGTATGATCTGGACGCGAGATTCCTGTCTCGGGCTCTCACCCTTGCGCAGGACCAAGGGGACAGCGCCTTCCCGGTCCATCGCGCCACCCAGCATCAGGGCGCGCTGCATGTGGTATTCAATCGGGCTGTCCGTTTCATCGGCAAGCCCCCATTCGTTCACCGAGCCTTGCAGGCTCTCGGGAATGCTTTCGGGACCTCGACCAACGTGAAGGCCATGATACTCATTCAGCCTGCGCCATTCGCGCTCAAAGGCACTCTCTCGCCCGTTCGTGGACGGAAACTCCGGGAATAGGTTCGGATCTATCAGGGCGCTCATCCCCGCCCCCTTCCCAGCTCGGCCTGAGCAAGCTGCTGTTTGATTTCTGGAAGTGACCGGCTGTAAGAGCGGCAGCCATCCGTCATGCACGCGAAGCGGATCATGTGGGTCAGGGCCATCTCAGAGCGGCCCGTGTAGTCCTGAATGTCCTGAAGGCTGTGGCCATCCGCAAACGCCCTGACAGCGAAGTCTTGGATGCTGTGCGGGACGTCGCCGTTGCACTTGGCACCCATCTTGATTGCGATCTGATCGAGGGTCATGCCGCCCTCCGGCTTTTCTTGTCGCGCTTGCGGCCAATACCGCCCATCGCATCCTCGACCTCACAGAGCGCGTCTATGGCGTCCAAGACGGCAGTGTCGGCAGAGCCTTCATAGATCGTCACCAGGCGCTCACGCAGGCGCTTGACGTGCTTGCGGGCGCTCTGAAATGCCAGCTTCTCCGCATAGCGCAGCGTGACCCGGCCCTCGATGGAGCCGTAGCGGTTGCGCTCAAGTCCGGCATTCTGCAAAGTGTTCGTGACCACCGGCCTTGAGCACCCTGCCCGCTGGGCAATCTCTGCGTTATGATAACCCTCAGCGTGCAGCTTGAAGATCAGTTCTTTCTTTGTTGACGGAATGGGATGGGCCATCAGCAATATACCCCCTTATGATTTTTGAATGTGGCTGGCATCTGCGCATTGCGTGCGTAGCGTTGAGCGCCAGAGCGGGCGGCCCAGCGGTCATCCATCAAATGACGATGGCACAGAGGCTGGCCGGTGATGGTCTTGGAAGGCTCTGCTGTGTGGGTGCAGTTGGGGCGGGTGCAGCGGGTCATGCTGGCCTCCCGTGATTCCTGTGGAATCCCAGATCACGCTCGGCCCTCTTGCGGGCGGCAACGGCGTCGCTTTTCGTGCCGAAAGAGCCTATGTGCGTGCGCTTGCCTTCAGAGTTTATATAGGCAATCCACTTGGATTTTCGCGCATACCAGAAAACCCCCATAACGCCGCTCTTGTTGTCAGCCCGACGCTTCATGTTCTTGCTGTTTTCGCTAGAGCTAACCTGCCGAAGGTTCTGTATTCGGTTGTCGGTTCTCACCCCATTTATGTGGTCGATTTCACAGGTCGGCCACTCGCCGTGATAGACGGCCCATATGAGCCGGTGGATGGCGACATCCCTCTTATCAAAACGGCAATAAAGGTAGCCATCAGAGGAGCTCAGGGTTCCTACCTCAGTACCCGCAAACCTCGAATTGTGACGGCGCGCGACCGTCGTGCCCCTATAGTGGTGCTCCGGATCAACATGCCGCCACGTCAGGACGCCAGAGCATGGATCATAAGCTAATCGCTCGCGCAGCTTCGATACAGCAATCATGCCGCTTTCACCTCCTTGCCGGAAAGTTGATAAACGTGCGCCCTATTCCCTCTCTTCGTGGTGGCCGTGCGCGGGCCCTTTTCAAGCACACCCATTGTGACCAACTCGGACAAACGGGGGCTGATTAAGTCTTCGTCTTCGTCCATCAGGAACGCGAGACGGTCAGCGCCTTGAGGGCCATGCTGGGCGATCATGTCGAGGCACTGGACACGCAAACGGCCCGCCTTGGTCTTCATCTGCTCCGCAGCGTCCCAGCTCGCGCCACCACCCTTTGAGCCGACTTCACCGCGATAAGGGCCACCAGAACGGCCAGCGCCTTTCGTGATCCGATCAAAGCAATCCCCACACACAGAGCGGAACCTGGTAGAACGCGGGTCGCGACGCTTGCCGCACTCGTAGTAGTCCACCTCTTGGCGGCACTCTGGGCAGGTCCATGGATGATCCGGCGACTGGCTCACTACTCGGCGGCCTCGTAAGCCTGCGGGAAGTCAGGATCGATGGATGGCCCGCACGGCCTCAGCAGATCGCGGGAGAGCATAGCCTTGACGCTGCGACCATCCACAGCCCTGCCGCTCTTGGGAAGAAAGTAGTTTATTGACCCGTCATTGAGTTCGACGGCTATCGTGTCGCCACTTTCGACAAGTTGGTTATGTATGCGCTTCCACTTCGGGTCAGACATCGAACGTCTCCCCGGTCAAATTGTGGATGCGGCCTTGGAGTAAGTCCCGGTCAATCTCTACCGCTCTGAGGTCCTCCTTCAGATCGGCAACCTCCTCCCGAAGGTCGTCCGCCTCTCGCGCTGCGGCGTCGGCAGAGTTGAGCGCGCAATAGAGTTCGTCCTCCAAATTATCTGCGCGGCATATCTCGTCACAGAAGGCGGCCGCGAATAGTCTCTCGGCCTCAGCCTCATCCATCCGATCAAACAATCGTTCTATATCGAGGCTGCTGAGGCTCTTGAGTGCAACGCAGATGTCGTCCAACGACATGTCTATGACGTCAGCCATTCGATTCTCCTTTTTGGGTGTATCTGTCCCCCCAGCCATGTCAGCGTCCCGCCCTTGGCGGCAGCTGCTTAAGCGTCTGAACAGCGGACCAGAGTTCGCGTGTGGGATACTGGATGCCGAAAGCCGCATATTTTTGGGCAGACTTGTAGTCCAAGCCCGTGCGCTTCAGTTCCACGCGGATCGCCCTGATGGCTTCACTACGGTCAAGAATTTCTGGTGACATCACGCACGCCCCCAGAACCGGAGCAACGGCCAGATGATCAGGCCCGCAGTAATCATGACGGACACAGCCACAGAGAAGATCAGGAGGCCCTGATACCGTAGCTGGCGGCGTAGCTGCTCAGAGGGGAGCGCGAGGCGGGCGAGGCCGATCAGCATGGC